GCCGGAACTGATACTATATTAAGGCGGTTTGGCCGCAGCTGCAAAATAGAAGAATACGCGGGTATGGTGGAATTGGCAGACGCGCAGGATTTAGGTTCCTGTGCCGCAAGGCGTGTGGGTTCGACCCCCACTACCCGCATACAAAGAAAAGCGCGTTGGTTCGTACAGAACCAGCGTGTTTTTTCTTATCATGGTAACACTTTTGGTAACACTATTAAGTTTTCAGACTGCTCTCACCAGCGCATTATACAACATCTCAATGAACTGCACCGCGCTGGGCGCACCGGTCAGCGGATAGCCTGCCAGCTGCTGCACATACTCCGGGTTTGTGAGCCATGCACCTTTAGCTGCCCGGCGAACAGCGCTTTGAATCGCTTTTGGCTCACATCCTCTGCGGTCGGCGATAGGGGTATAGATATCTTTCTCCACGGCCTGCAGGCGGTCTTCCTGCTCACAGACCAGCTCAAGACACTGGCACAGGATACTGTAGGCGCTCAGATTGCGTGTGATGCCCATCGGGCGCAGCAAATCATTGACCTGAGCGGACAATTCGGAAACGATCATAGTTGACACATCCTTTCTATGCGTCAACTCTAACCGAAAAACACTTGAAATTTATCAATTGCGTCGATATACGTCGTAAAGCGTCGAAACACGCCAAACAAAAACAGCCCCGAGGAACCGTTAGGCTCCCCGGGGCTGTTGCTATGTATGGCTATTTTGGGCAGGGCGGCTTACTTTCCCTGTGCCTTCAGCTTGTCGTAGGTCTGGTCTGCCTGAAGGGCTGCGGGGGTGAAGCTGTTGTTCTTCCACCACGCGACCAGCGCGGCAACGGTGGTGATGCCAGCGGTGACCAGCTGCTCCACGGTCTGGCTCTCGATGGGCAGCACGGGCTTGCCCAGTGCAGACAGCACCTGATTGGTCAGGGCCAGCAGCAGGCAGGCGGTGCGGGCAATGGTGCCTGCGGAGATGGTGGGTGCGTTGTAGGTGTGTGCGTTCATAGTCAGTTCCTTTCTCTTTCGTGTTCGTCTGCTTCTAAATCAGCGATGCGGTGGTTGGCCACCTTCATCTGCTCTTCCAAAATGGGGACGCGGCGGGCAAAATTGTTGTGCTCCCGCACCTCGCGGGTCAGCTCCTCCAGCTTCGTTTCGGTCACGGCCTGCTGCTTGTCCAGCTTTGCATCCATGCTCTGGGCGGTGCGGTTGTTGGAGTAAATGACCCCCAGCAGGCTCAGCCCGCCGGTGATCAGCGCCACGAGAATGCTCTCAATCGGTCACACCCCCTCTCCATCTTCAGCGTCATCTTCCCATGCCTGCTGGATACGCTGGCCGTTGGCACAGACCACATCCATGGTGGCATCGGCCTGAATGTTCGTTGCGATCAGCGCCTTGTCCATCGTGTCCATACCGAAATAGCCGGTGAACACTTCACCCGTAGGCAAAGGTGCGGCTACTGCAACTTTGCTGATTTTGTGCTCTTCCAGTGTAGCTAATACCTCGGAGAGCCACGATGCATAAGGTGCGTCAGAGATCAAACAGCTCGCCATTGGTCACACCTCCATCACGGGGATGCCGTAGTCCTCGGCACACTGGTGCTCAATGCGGCAGCCGCGCGCATTCTGCCAGCCCGGAGCAAAGATTGCCACATCGGCCTTTGCAAGGAACTCGATGCTCCGGGCCAGATAGTCCAGCGGCTTTGCTGCCGGGCCGAAATCATCAAAGAAGGTTTCCAGCGGAGCCACATCTTCACCCAACAGGGCCTTTGCCTTGCTGATCGCGGCGGTGCGTTCCTGAAGTACCTGTTCATCGGACAAGCCACCCATGGGCTGGCTGATAAAAATAGTCTTGCTCATGTTATTCACCTCACAGTGTCCACCGGCTTTTGTTCGGGCGGGTGTCTACATGCACCCAGCCCTTGGCTCGGCCTGCCTTGACCGGGTAGCGGCCCACGCCGCCCCAGCCGGGCATCAGGCTTTCGGCGTAGGCGGCCACAGCCAGCGGGTCGGTGTCCTGCACCTGAATGTCAGCGGCCCGGCCCAGCAGGTGCTGGCTGGATTTAGAGCCGCCCACCCTCGTGTTGTGGCTGGCGGTGCGGTAGCCGCTGGTGATGGTCACCGGCTTGCCGAAGTGCTCCCGGATGCACTGCAGCAGCACCACAAGACCCTCGTCAATGAGGATGGTGTCGGTGCCGTCGCGGCAGCGGAATTCCCGCACACGGAACGCGGGAGAGAGCTGCTTTGCACCATCATTCTTCAAACTGTACTGCTTGATTGCCATATGTATCACGTCCTTTCATAGGATCAAGCCACGGGCTTATTTTTCCAATTCTGCCTTGATGGCTTCCAGATCGTCCGTGGTCAGGGACGGGTAGTCGGCGGCGATGTCTTCAAAGACTTCACCGGCGGCAATGCGGATTTTGAAAGCGCGGGTCATAATGCGAAGTTTGAGTGCGTTCAGGGTTTTCATAAAAATCAGCCTCCAATCAAATCAGCCATCATCAAAATAATATCGTTGTTTGCGGCTTCCAGCGCGTCCACGCGCTCCGGCAGCTTCTTCCGTGCTTCGGCCTTTTTGCGTTCTTCTTCCTGCGCGGCCAGCTCTTCGGCGGTGTAGCGGATGTATCTCTGCACTGGCATCTGCTCAGTCCATGCGGCCTGCGCAGGCACGCCCGGCACATCAATGACCTTCCGCACATCCCTGCCGCCGTTGGGGTACTCCGCCACCGTCTCGTAGTGGCTCACTTCCTCTACACCTTCCACAGCCGGGTGCTCCACTGGTTCGGTGTCGTCCACCAGATACCCAAGCGTCAGGTCAGGGTTTTCAATGGCTGCACCGTTCTCGTCAATGATCTTCATGGTTCAAAACCTCCTTTCTCAGGCCACGCGCCGCCAGATGTGCACATAGTAGGCGGCAGGCTGCACGGTGGCGCTGCGGCCGTAGATGGCATTAGACTTGGACGCATCCAGACTGAACTTATATACATCAGAAAAGGAATTGTATTCGCCCGTAGATGCGATCACGTTGCCGGCAGTGAATGCGCCGGATACCTTATGTTCACCCTTTTTTACATCCGCGACAAAAGAGCCTGTGATGTTCGGCAGTCCGGCCTCCACGGTGGTGCCCGCTGCGTGGCCGCTGCCAGCACCCATCAGTACCCGGTTCTGCGCAATCTCCTGCCATGTACCGCCGAACAGTGCGGCAGGGCTTGTACGGGCGGTGCTCTGGTAGATGCTGCCCACGGGAAAAGGATCCACGCTTTTCAAGCTTTTCAACAGCGCATCCACCTCGGCACGGGTATAAAAGCTGCCACCCCTCATGGATTCGATCACGGCCTTCCACTGCTGCACCAGCGTGCCGGTGGGGATGCCATGCACACCGTCCCGCATCACGCCGCAGACGGTCTCATCTGCGCGCGTGTCGTAGATGTCGGCGGCGGTAACGGCGGTGGAGCCTGCAGGGCGCTTGATCTCGGCAAGGCAGAGGTCGTAGATCAGCTCGGTGCGGGTGATGGCCGGGGCAGCAGGCCCGGCAGAATCCGGGACACCTTCCAGCACCTGCAGGCTGGTCTTTTTGGCGGCGGCATCGTAGCGCAGAACCACACGGTCAATGCGGCTGCGTACAGGGTCCGCTTCGGTGAGCACCACGGTGGTGGGCTGCTCCATGATGATGCTGCGGCCCTTGAACCGCGCCGGGCGCACCCATGCCTGACCGGCGCTCACCTGCACGCTCAGGCCGCCCTGTGCCGTGACGGAGAAATCCTCCTCGGCGCTGTATACGCCGCTCAGGCGGGTGGCAAGGTAACCCGAAGCGTCGTCGGCATCGTAGGTAATGCCGTTTTCGGGGTAAGTGATGATATCAGCCATAAAGTCCTCCTTTTCAGGTCTTGTGCCAGCTGGGCGTGCCCAGCCGGATGGTGCGGGTGGTGCCGCTGTCCTCGCTCTGGGTGATGATGTCGGCCACGCGCACCATGGCGGTGTAGCCCAGCTGAGGCAGGCTTGCGCTCAGCACATCGCCCACCTGCAGGGTATCATCGTCCACGTCAAACTCGATGCTTCCGGTGCGCAGCTGGGCCAGCAGCTTTTCGCCGCCCCGGTCAGCCAGCTTTGCCAGATAGCTCTGGCTGGTGCTGGTCTCGTTTTTGTCCTCTTCCGGCTTGATGTCCCGGGCATCGATGTACATTTCCCGCCGGTCGGAGCCAGTGGCGTTTACATCGCCCACCCAGACGGTGGCGCGCTCGTTACCTTCGCCAGCGCCCTGCACAAGGGCCACGTTGGCGTAATCGGTATCGGAAAAGCTCCACCCGGAATTCAGCAGATTGCCCCACTGGGGGCTGTATCTGCGGTTCGGGTCGAAGGTGGGCCGGAAACACTCGAAGAGTAGCTTTTTCTTGCTGCCCTTGCCGTCCAGCACGATGCGGAACCCCAGATCACAGGCCTGCCCGATGGTCTTGCAGTAGTCGAACACCGTACCGCCGGAGGTCTGCTTTTCAAAGGTGGTGTCAAAGCCGTACTCGGTGCCCAGCGCAAGGCGGGGCCATGGCTTTGCGGCGCTCACAAGGCTGCGCATGGCGGATTCCGCGTTCTGGTTCTTCACCGTCACAGCAGAGACGCGCTTTGTCAGCAGCCATGTTGCCGGGTAGCCGGACACCACAAGGTTCGCGTCCTCGTTCTGGTTGGCGCGGGCGCAGATGCGCATGGGGATGCGGGGGTTCTCGTCGCTGCGCACCAGCCAGCGGCCCTCCTGCAAAAGCTGCAGGTTCTCGGTGGTGGGGCGCACCTCAAGGGTAAAGCTGCCCTCGGAGTAATAGGGACTGTCCCAATAGAGGGACACCCACACGTCCACCCAGCCCACGCGGGCAAGGGTGTCTGCGTCCAAAACGTCTATTCTCATAGCGGTTCGGGCAGGATGCCCGCCTCCATCGGGTAAAAGCTCACGGATGCCTGCAGGTAGCCGGAGCCGTTCTCGGCCTGCATGGAGAGCATGTTATCGCCGGGCTGCAGCTCGGTGAGGGTGCTGTCCTCGTCCAGCTTTGCAAAGATGTTCTCGGTCACGCCTGCCCGGGTCAGGGTGCAGGCCAGCCGGTCAGAGGTGCTGCGGTAGATTTCCAGCGTCTCGTCCGGCTGCAGGGTCAGGTCAAAGCCGATGAAGGCCCCGGTCTGCAGATCCACCACCTTGGGATGCGTCACCGGCATGTCGCACCGCAGGGTGGCCGTGAAGGGCACCGGCAGGCTGCCCTCGTTGCGCAGCACTGCCGCCGTGCCGTCCCGTTTGATGCCGTAGATGTGGCTGTCGTAGCAGACAGGAAAGCGGAACGCCTTTTCGTACCCGCCCAGCACGCTGCTGACGGCATTGAGGTCGTACCAGAAGGGCTTTTCGCTGTAGAGCATGAGCGAACAGCGCGGCTGCGGCGTGTAGCTGGAAAAGTAGGGCGTTTTCTGCAGCACGAACCGGGTGAAATAGTGGTCGCCAAAGTACAGGGTGCCCTTGGTGAAGTAGGGCAGCTTTTTGCTGAACGCCCGGGCATTGTCCAGCGCATACGCGCCCCAGAACACCACATCGAGGGTGCGGGACACGCCGGAGACGCTCTGACCCTCCACGGTGTCGCCAATCTGATTGACACCCTGCGCGGTCTGCAGGTCCACATCCACCCCGTTCAGCGGGTCGAGAACGTAAGGGGCATCGTAGTCCCAGCCCAGATGCAGGACGGCACCGGCATCAGTCACGATTTTGAGATGGTCCTTAAATAGCACAGTGTCCTCCTTTCATCGTTTGCGGGCCTTGGCCTTGTCGGCTTCCCAGCGGGTCTCGCGGGCAAGGTCGGCGGCGGTCTGAGCCTTGCTCTGGATGTACTGATTGATGGTGGTATCGCCCTCGCGGTGGTAGCTGCGGGCGGCGGACACCACCTGTGCTGTGCCGGATGCAGCCACGGTGCTGCCCAGACGCATGTTGTCGGAAAGCACCAGCGCCCCCGCCTGCCGGATCATATCGGCAAGGGCAGAGTTGGTCTTTTCCAGCGCCTTGGTGTTGGCGTTGATGGCATCTTCCAGACTACCGGTGCCGGTGGTGATGTCCACGCTGCCCATGCCGCCGGAGCCGGACGAACCGCCGCCAGAGGAACCGCCGCCGTGGCTTACGTTCTTTTTGGAGCCGCCCATGCTGCCCACGATGGCCGCAATGGCAACGCCCAGCGCGACCGCTGCCGCTGCCACGATCAGGCCCATCGGGATGCCGAAAACAGTCGCGCTCAGCGCGGCAGAAATGGCGGTCAGCATTCCCTCAAACGCTGCGCCGATAGTGCCTACCATGGTGGCCACGCCCGCAAAAATGGTGGGGAAGCTGGACAGCAGACCGCCGCTCAGGCCCTGACTGATGGCAAGGGCCGCATTGCTCAGCGGTGTTTTTAGCCCGCCGAAGATCTCTATCAGGGTGGAGCCGAGGCCCTGCGCCTGCTGCCAGACCTCAGAGAAGCCGCCGGTCAGGCCGTTCACGATCTGCCCGCCAAGGTCGATAGCTCCCTGCACCAGCTGATCGCGGGCACCGCCCAGCGCTTTGTTGAGCTTAGTCACGATGCCAAGGGCAAAATCATTGACCTGCTTTTTCTGGTCGGCAGTCAGACCGCCGTAGATGGTGCTTGCCACCCACTTGCCGATGCTCAGCCAGTCCTGATTCTTGACGGCGGTGTACAGATCATCGAAGGTGCCCAGCACGCCGGTATCTGCTTCGGTCTGCAGCTCCTTCCACAGGCCGTCAAAGGTGTCTGCAGCGGATTTCTTGGTGGTCTCGGCTACCTGCACGGTGCCGTCTGCGGCGATGGTCTTGACCCGCTCGATGGTCACGAGGGCACCGTCCACCACGTCGTCGTAGACCTCGGTGATGACCTGTTTCTGGGTCTCGGTGCCGTCGGTCAGGGTCTCGGTGACGGTCTGGGTGGTGGTCTTGACCCCGTCTGCCAGAGTCTCGAAGGTGGAGGTGACCGTCTTAGCGGTCTCCCGCACTGTCTCCATGGTCTGCTTGACGGTCTTGGTACCGTCCGCAGCCACCTCTGTGATGGTTTTGATGTCCTTCAGCACACCATCCACCATCTGCCGGGAAGTCTCGGTGATGACCTGCTTTTGCTGGGTCTTGCCGTTGGAGAGCGTTTCGGTGATGTTTTCGGTGGTGCGGGTGATCTTGCCGTCGATTTCGGTCGTGGTGTCCGAGATGGACTTGACGACTTCTGCGGCGGCCTGCTTCGTGGCCTTGCTGGCCTTCTTGGCTCCGCTGGTGATGGCCGGGTAGGGGTTCGCGGCTGTCTGGCTCCCGGCACGGCTG